AGAGCCTTGCATTATTATTCCTTTGTGCAGGGCTTTTTTTATTTTCCTTGCCATGCCGTTAGTTTTCTGTATATAATCCATTTAGATAATATTTAAACTAACTAAAAGGAGATAACATGTACGTTTCTAATATGATAAGCAACCATGGTAACAAAGTAAAAAACCAATTTGTAATAACTCTAACCAATTCTGATGCATACTTTCAGTCTTACAAAAGCATAATTGCAAGGCGAACCAATGCAACGGATAATATTGAACTAGATGTAAACTTCTGGGATTACTCCCCTACAACTTCCAAGTATCTTGCAAGGTTCTTAGGAGTGCCAAACAAAGAGATAAAACAGAAGGTAAAGTCTGGAGAGTATGCTTTAGTTGATTTAAACAGTACACCATTAAAGGATACTTGTTTAAAACCTTTGATTAATATAGCAGGAAGGGCAGGTAACCTTATTACAACTTATTAAACACCCCTTACCCCCAAAGGAAAAAGCCTTAGTTTAATTGCTAGGGCTTTTTTTATGGGCAGTGCTGTGAGATACGCTTTTGTACTCTATAGCGTAACCCTTCAACCTTCCCAACCAGATTATTGCGGTGTAAACTTGTCAACCCCTAAAAATGTGTGCGTATGTAACGCAAAGAGTCTTTTTTTAGTCAATAGATGTATTACTAAAATGCGTATGTTGTTGTTTTCACATTATTAATAATAAAAAATGGCGGATTAGGGGCATGTTAGGGGCAGTGGGGGGTACCCCATACACTGTATGCAATCTCGCACAATTTTGTGTATTTTTTAGGCACCCTACCAGAAATTTTTGGGCATCCCTTTAGTTCCAACCAGAAGGCTATCTCTACAGGATATTCCACGTGCATCACTTCGGCATACCTTAAGGTAGCCCTACAGGGTACAAGGTATATTACCCAACGGGATTACCCTTATTATACACCGTATTTCAGACTTGTCAAGTAAAAAATAAAAAAAAGCACATTTAAGTAACTTTTTACTTGACAACTTGCATATACGCTGTATAATATATAGACATATGTAGTACAAATACACTCACAACCTCACAAGAACAAGTTATACATACGAGGGGTTCACGGGTTGTACTGCATCATTTTAAGTCCTTGGGGGGTAGCACAATTAATATACTATCTCCGGAGGGGACATCTATGTTCCGTATCCCCCAAGACAACTCAATCAAGATAAATATAAAGGATACATATCATGTGGAAATCACCAAGAATAGTAGAAGTAGCGGTAGGGTTGGAAATCAATTGTTATGCGTGTGCGGAGATATAAAACATTAGTATGGCGGACAAGTTTACAATATATAGGCAACAACCAACACCAAAAGCATTAGAAAAACTTGTAAGTGGTGAGTATACAAAATGGCCGGGTTATAAAGATAAAAATGTATTTCCCTCTAAACATACTGGAAAATGGTGGTCCCCCCACACGCAAGTAATAAAAAATTTTGATGGTGCACTCTATAAACAATCAGCAACAGGTCAGTTAGTTCCTGTAAAAAAAATAACAGAAGTTTTAAAAGCTAAAACAAATATAAATGATTTTGTAAAAGGCTGGAAAGAATCAAGATTACATCAAATTGAAAAGTTAGAGGGTAGAAAACCTAACAAAGCCGATTTAAAATGGATAAACAACGCTGCAAAAGAAATAAAAGATTTATATAAAACAAACAAACCAAAATTTTTTAAAAGTCTAGTGTATTCTCAAGAAGCAATATTAGATAGTGTAGATAATGCACGAACAAGTATAAGACAAACTTTTAAAGTCAACCCACAAAGAGCACTAGTTAAAGGTGCTGAATACTTAGGCAAAGGGGCAGCCTTTGTAGGATCACGAGCTGCAGGACCAGCTGCTTTTTTCTTAGGTACAAAAGAAGTTGGAGATGCAGAGTTGCCATACCCAGAGAAAAGAAACAAAAAATCAAAGGGGTATTCTAATGTAAAAGGATATAGTAATGCTCCAAGAAAGGCAGTACATTACTGATGTCATTTATAAACACACTAGATACTTACCTAGAAAACAACCCCAAACTAGGAACCATACAAAAAAAACAGATTAAGCAATCTAAAGCTATCTATGAATCTACAGAAGATAGAGGCATGGCAATGAATGCGTTGAATAAAAATGTGCGAGAATCTATATTTGGTGAAGGAAAGGCCAAAGGTGGCTCCGTCAAGAAATACGCCCGTGGTGGCGGAATACGGAAGGCGAGGACCTACGGATGACCTCTGCACTTCTAGCACAGGAAAAGAAAAAGGAAGTTACAGAGAAACAAAAGAAGTTTCTTAATGCTCTCTTCGTAAACAGAGGCAATATATCCGCAGCCTGTGAGGAAGCGGGATACTCTCCTTCTTCTAGAACTTGGCTTGTGAAAGCCCTTGCAGATGAAATTGTAGATATATCCAAAAGAGAACTAGCCGTTAATTCGGCTACTGCTGTATCTAGGGTAGTAGAATCTATGAACGATGATGGGTTGAACCCGAGACAAGAACTCAGACTAAAGGCTGCACAAACGCTGTTAGACAGAGTTGGCCTTGGTAAAATAGAAAAACAAGAACATGATGTAAAGGCACTGCACGGAATTGTACTTATGCCAAGCAAGTCGGCAATGCCCATAGTGGAAGACAATGGTGAGGATTAGCAATGTACAAATGGTGGTTAGCTATTTTGTTGGTGGCTTGCATAAGCTTTGGGCAAGGAGAATCTTTGGCCCAGACCAATACGGTGACATCAACGAGTAGCACAGTATCTGGCACTACTACGGTAGACAGAACGGTTGGCACAGCAAATGCCCCATCGGTTGTGGTAAATAATCAAGATGTTTGTAGCTTTGCAGCGAGTGCAGCAGTGCAAACACAGATACTAGGTTTAGCTGGCGGGGGTGCCGTTAGAGATTTAAACTGCGAAAGACTTAAATTATCTAGGTCTTTGTACAGAATGGGAATGAAAGTGGGGGCTGTAGCAATGCTCTGTCAGGATTCACGAGTGTTCCAAGCGATGGAAATGGCAGGTACACCCTGTCCGTATTTTGGAAAAATTGGTTTAGATGCTGCAAAAGGTTGGGCAGAGAATCCTGAGAAGAGACCCGATTATGAAAGATGGGTAAAGGAGAATGTAAGGAATGAAGAAATTATCACCGATGAAGGTGCTCTTGGTATCTTCTCTGTTCTTCTTATATTACTCTTCATATAGTCAGGCACAGATATTAGAAGAAGGCGACACAGTTGTACAGGAAATAGAAGAACAGGGCGATGTTAGAGAAGTTACGCAAACGACTACAACAGTGGAAAACAAAACCACAGAAGACATCCTCCACGCAGACACGGGTATTGTGGGGAACACCAAGCACGGAGATATGGACTATGATTGGGGAGGACTCGGACCCGCAAGTATGCCAAACTGTGACAACTACTTCGGAACAGGAAAGTGCGGTAAGGGAACATCAAACTCTCTAACAACATTTGATCAGTATGTAGATATAAGTGATTTTCACATATCTGACGGGGGTACACTAGAATGGGAATTACAAATGTACCATTCACAAGCAAATACAACGGGGTACTTTCAAACAAAAGGTTATAATGATAACATACTTCAGTGGGATACAGGAGCTATAACCTTAGAGAATAACCAAACTCCAACAACGTATTCAGGTTTACATGACTTTGCTGGAGATTTAGATAAGGTATTTATAAGAGTAGGTGGAGCAAAGAATTACTTTTTTGATAACGTAGCCTACACAGTTAATTATAACGTAATAACTACAACTGTAGAAACATGGGTAGAAATATTACAACCATTGCAAGCTCAGGAACAAATAACACAAACTATTGTAGATAGTTATACAAGTATAACAATACCAAACGAAGATAGTTTTGAAGAAATAAACATAGACGATGTGGTGATGATTGATTTAGATATGCCAGATATGTCTATGCCAGATGATTTTGAACCGGGTATGCCTGAAACAGTAAGTATTGGTGTCTCTGAGGGTATGTTTCAGGATATGGATATGGGGGAAATGTCCATGCAAGAAGTAATGGTAGAAGTAGAAACCATGGTAGCAGAAATACAGGAGTTAGAAGTTACTGTAGATGATGTACAAGAACCTGTAGAAGTATTGGAACAGCCAAAGATAGAAACACAACCAATTGTAGAAGAACCTGCACAAGAGAATGTAGAGGAGACCGTAGAAGTTGCTAACACTGAGATGGAGACTCCTGAGATTAAAGAAGAGCCTAAAAATGAAGTTGAAGCAGAAGAAAAAACAACTACTAGCAGTACAGTGGAAGCTAAAGAAGTTGATGAGAAACCACAAGAAAAAGAAGTAGTACAGGAAGAAGCACAAGAAGAAAAACAAGCTGTTAAAGAAGAACCAAAAGAAGAAAAGCAGGTAGTTGAAGAAGAAGCTAAAGAAGAGCCAAAAAAGGTAGCAGAAAACAAACCAACAAAAGAACAAGAGAAAAAGCAAGAAAAAGCTAAACAAATCATAGCAGGGCTACCAAATAGCTATGATCCTGTATCACAAATTACTACCCTTGCTCTTGTAAATGCATTAGGACCAAATATAACAACGTATCAATCTCAGGTGGTACAGGTACAGCCAACATGGTATGTACCAGAAGATATTTATACTGATGCAATTTTACCTGATCCGTTAGGAAGTTATATTAGTGTACGATCAAATCTACAAATAGAAAAAATGATTGGACAACAGTATGAGTAATGAGGTAGAATATAAAGGAATTAAAATTAGGGGTGGCAAACTCCTATTAATACTACCCTTACTTGGAACTATTGGAGGTGGCCTGTGGGCTGGTTTTGAAGGTTATGCAAGATGGGTAGCAATGGAGGAAAAGATTGCTGGATATGTTGCTCCTGATCTTAATGGCTTTACTATAAAACTTGATGTGCTAGAAGAAAAATTAACTGGCATAGAAACAGTAGTAGAAACCGAATTAGACTCAGTAAAAACCAACATAGAGACAGAGATGTCCGCTGTAAAAGAATTAGTTGGTGCAGCACAAGATGATGCAAGAACAATTCGTACAGATTTAAGAGCAAGTATTCATGAAGCCCATGATCAAATAGCCGGTATAGAGAAACGATCTAGAGTACTTGGGCAAGAAGTAAGATTAGAACTTAGAAATATAGAAAAAGATATGAGAGATCTGATTGACCATGCATCTGACAGATTTGACGGCAAAAGAACTGCGATTGAATCCGATGCAAACCGTAGAGCGGAAGCACTTGATACAAAACTTAAAGAGTTAGAGGATAGATTAAGAACTATGTTACAAAGAGCTCTTGATAATCCTTTAGCTGGTCAATAGGGGGTGACTATTTCAGTGGGTACAGAAAATTATGAAAAATATGACACTGCATACGCTAAAAAAAATAGTTCCTGCCAATGTGAAAATTGCGACTGCGAAAACTGTACGTGTACAGAGAATAATCCCTGTGCATGTATGACTGATAAACAAGGAGAAGATAATAATGGTTGAATTAATGAATAGATTGAAAGAGCCTTCATCTTATGCAGCACTTAGTGGTGTATTTGCTATGTTAGGAATAATGGTACCAAGTGATCTGTGGCAAAGCGTAGTAATGGTTTGTTGTGGTGCAGCAGGTGCTGTTGGTTTCTTTATAGGTGAAAAGAAAGATTAATCTATGAGATTACTTGCATTAAGAAGAAAGTATGAAGCTAATATAGATATAGCTAAAGCTAATCTTGATGTGTTATTACATTCTGCTGTGGGCATTGGAGAACATTCTGATCTTACAGCAGAGATGGATAAGTGGATAGGTGAGATTGCATGTAACCAAGATAAGATAGATGCGATTGATGAATTATATGAATCTAAAGATACACCACCAGAACAAGGGGATCTATTTCGTGAAACTAGCTGATGGTAAAATAAGAAGAAAAACCAGCACTATACCATTTGGGTATGTGTTAGATACACAGGATGAAAAACACCTGTCTCCTATACCAGAAGAACTACAAGCACTGGATCAGGCATTGACATACGCTAAGTCTTGCGGGTGGAGAAAAGCAAGCCAGTGGCTATTGGCAAAAACAGATAGATATATATCTGATGAAGGTTTAAAAAAACGTAGTAAGTTAGGAATATACTTAGATGAAAAAAACGTACAGCAATCAACCTAGAAAACCTAAGACGTTTATTGTAGGTAGGGGAGCAAAAGGTTCTAGATCGTCAAAAATATTTGGTAATATAACTATACCTTTATCTGAAGAGATGTCTGTTATGCTTGGTGCTAGTCAAAATAAACAAAAATTTGAACAAAATAGAATTACTCATCATATAGAACAAAATATAAAAAATCAGTATAGACAATTAGGTTTTAATATAAAAAATATAAATTTTAATTATAAACAAAGATCTACAAAAGGTGACACTAACGTAACGGGCAATAGAGGTGAAACTTATTTTACAGGTAATTTTAAATCACCGATGCAACGAGCAGTTCAACTTAACATAAATAATGTGAAGTTAAATAAATCTGGAACATTAACAGGTAATGTTTCGTTAAGTTCTGGAACAAGAAGTTTAAATGCTCCACCAATGGGTAGAGATCCAATAACTGGTAGAGAAATCTTTAATCCACAAGATTTAAAATATGAAAATAAATTCTACGCTGGGATAAAGTATAATTTTAATTAATGACTGAAATAACTAAAAAACAGATACGTAAATCTATATCAACAAAACTGTCCAATGCCAAAGCAAAGGCAAAGAAGGAATCAAGACGTGCTATAAATGCACGGTACAGAGCAAATAAACTACAGGAAAGCATCGGTAAAATAGATGCAGCCCTTTCAGGTAACGGAAAAGAACCTATATCTGAAGAAGAACTACTTGCTTTACCAGAAAAAGTAAGAAATCACGTTGCAGAGAATGAAGTTGTTTTTAAATCTAACGATGGACCACAGGCTGAGTTCTTAGAAAGCCCTGAAAGAGACGTATTATATGGCGGAGCAGCTGGAGGAGGTAAATCATACGCACTTCTTGCTGATGTTTTAAGAGATGTA